GGCGGATATCACCATCCCCCTGAAACCCCGTCGAATGTAAGCCCGGAAGATGGGGCGGATTATGTGCACGATATGCCCACCCTGGAGGGCGGGGCGTATTCGCATGTGCTGGGTACGAGCCAGGCTGCCATGCAGATCCAGATTTTTTATGATGCGGCCCTGGAGAACCTGGCCCATGATTCCGATGTCCAGGCAGCCGGGATATCTTATGCCGTGCCGGATCTGGTGCTGTATGATTCATCCGAGTATTACTGGCGGATCCGGTACCGGGATGCGGAAGGGTCATGGTCGGAGTGGTCAGCCGTCACAAGTTTTACCACGGTTGCAGAAGAGTACATCAATGCGCCGGCAAATACTTACCCGGCCCAGGGCGCCACGGACATTCCGGAAAATCCGACCCTGACAGCTTCTGCATTCAGCACCGGCGGGTTTGATGACGGATATACGCCCACAGAATCCCATGCCGCGTCTCAGTGGCAGATCCGGGCCGCCGGCGGGGACTATGTTGCACCGGTATATGATTCCGGTGAGATCATGGATTTAACCAGCCACACCATCCCCGCCGGCCTGTTGTCAGATGGCGAATCCGGGTATTTTTTCCGGGTGAGATACAAAGGGGATACCCTGGGGTGGTCGGACTGGTCGGCGGAAACGGATTTCACTACAAAAGAAATCTTCGCTAAAATTATTGGCGTGGCACTGGTGTCCACCGGCGGCGGTGCCGGCACGTGGCAGTGGGTGGACAGATCCGGAAACAATACCACCCCGGACGCGGCCTATTTTGCCAATCATCCCACCTATGCCGGTATCGAGGATGTGGTGATCGACGGCAACGACATGGTGAAATATCCTAAGTTTTATTACAAGGTCGGTCCGGCCCCGGCCGGATCCGATCAGGCCGGCAAAACCTGCCGCTGGATGAGTGACCAGCTTGTTGACGGATTTGATGTGTATCCCGCGTTTTTTGATGCCGGTGTGGAGATCGATCAGTTCTGGGCCGGGGCTTATGAGGCATCCGATGACGGCGGGACCATGGTCAAGTCTGTAGCGGGTGTTTTGCCGCTGGCGTCCACCAGCTTCAATGATTTTCTGACCAAATGCGCGGCCCGCAATACCGGCGGGGTGGACGGGTTCCATAATATCGATGTGTACGAGCTGGGCGCGGTCCAGTATCTGGGCCTGATCAAGCTGGGAACCCCGGATGTCCAGTCGGTCATCGGCGGGGATAATAATACCGGTGCCGTCCAGAATACCGGCGTGTCATCTGATACCCTGCTGAATCTGCGTCAGTTCTGGTCTAACGTTTTCATGTTTGTGGATGGCTTGAAACTGGAAATCAACGGGGACCTGAAGATATTCGACAACCAGGGCAACGGCACGTATGTCACCATAGCCACCGTTTTGACTGGAGACATGGCCGGATATCCGGTCACGCTCTTGGAAAATGCCGGGGAGGGGTTTGACTGCAAGGCATTGTTCCTGGCAGCCGCGGTTGACGGCACATATGCCAACGGCACCCTGGCGGACTATCAACGGTTTTATCAGCCCGGTGATGCGGTCCGGATCGCCAGACACGGCGGCATCTGGAATGGGAGCGCGTACTATGGTCTTTTCTACATGGCCTTGTACAACACGGCCGCGGTCACGGGCTCGAGCCTCGGCTCCCGCCTGGCAAAAAAGTAACCTGACACCTGGGACCTGAGTCCTGATGACGCCGCGGTAGCGGCGGGAAAGCAAAACGATGAAAGATCTTTTGATACTGACCAAGATAGAGGAACTGGATACATACTCCCATATAGCCATGATCCAGTTCCCCAAAATTGAGCGGCATGTCCTGTGTGCGCAGATTCGGGGCACACTGACTGAAATCATCAAACTGACAGTCCGTGCCGGCAAAAAGTATTACAAGAAAACCACGCTTGAAAATCTGGATATTGAAATTGAATATCTAAGGTCTTTAATCAGGAAGGTGCACCGGCTCAAATATATCAACACAAAGCGGTATGAGGTATGGATCCGCCACGTCAATGAAATCGGAAAAATGGCTGGCGGCTGGATTAAATCAATCAACGGGTAATTGCTTAGAACGGCGGCAACTGGAATGAGAACGCGAACTATGGTCTTTTCTACATGAACTTGAACAACACGGCCACGAACACGAACTCGAACAACGGCTCCCGCCTGGCAAGTCATTATAATGCCGGAAGGCGTGTCCCCAAGGGGCCGCGTCCAGTGCAAATTATTTGGGGCGATTATCCCTCCGCCCGGCATGACCGGGGCAGGAAAAGATAAACAGGACTAGGCGGCAAGTACCTGAGCGGGAACGTGGTCTGGCTCCGATCAATAAAAAACGGGAGGCTGAATGCCTAAAACATATAACAATCTTTTTTGTGATGTCATTGACTGGGAAAATTTGTACCAGGCGTTTCTGGCAGCGCGCAAGGGCAAGCGCTACGCCTGGCCCACCCTGTCTTTTGCCGCAAACCTGGAAGAAAACCTGGTCAATATCCAGAATCATCTGATCTGGGAGAGCTGGAGACCTGGGCGCTGGCATGAATTTGTTGTGCATGAACCCAAACGCCGGCTGATCCAGGCCCCGCCGTTTGCGGACCGTGTGGTTCACCACGCCCTGGTCAATGTCATCGGCCCTCTGTTTGAGAATAAGTTTGTTTTTGATTCCTATGCCTGCCGGCAGGGCCGCGGATTTCACATGGCCTCCGATCGGGTGCAGCACTTTTTAAGAACCCAGACCCGGCAGCATGGCCGGGTGTATGTGATCAAGGCGGACATTGCAAAATATTTTCAGTCTGTGCGGCATGATGCGCTGATGACCCTTATCAGCCGCACGATTTGCGACCCGCAGGTGCTGCATCTGTGCCGGCGGATTATTTATCAGTCCGGCATGGACGGCCACGGCATCCCGGTGGGCGCCCTTACCAGCCAGCTTTTTGCCAACATTTATCTGGATCAGCTGGATCATTATATAAAGGATGGTCTGGGGATCCGGTGCTATTGCAGGTATATGGATGATTTTATCATCATATCGCCTGACAAGGCCAGGCTCCGTGAGATCTTGTCCAAAATTGAATTTTTTTTTGAACCACCGGCTGATGTTGCAGCTGAACCCCAAAACAGCCATTTTCCCCAACGCACGGGGTGTCGATTTTTGCGGGTACCGCGTGTGGGCCACCCACCGGCTGCCCAGAAAGCGCATCGTTCGACGGGCCAGGCGGCAAATAATTTCAGCGGCCCGGCTTTGTTCCCAGGGCCAGCTGCCGATCGAGGTGTTGCGCCGGCGGATACAAAGTTTTTTAGGTTACATGAAACATTGCAACGGGCATCAAACAGCAACTAATATATTGCGGCAAGCAGCCGTGAGAAGGAGCGTGACATGCAGTTAGGAAACCACATTGAGCTGCCAGGCATCAGGGGCGCAACAAATCTGGTGTGTGACATCCCCGCACCCGAGACCAGCCGGCGGGTAAAAATTTACCTGGTGCCGGAAACACTCAGCGCGGACCGGTATTATGTATCTGTTATTCCGGCCGGGGCCCGGGAATCCGTGCCCCCTTCCCGGGCCAAAGACACCGTGTTACTGGCGGATTTTTCCCAGGACGATGAGGGAAATGTGACTATTAATTTTATTCATGAGGAGATCAAGAATGCCTGAGATTATCACCGGCACACGGCCGGCCAGACCCATGTCAAAATTTGATTTTTTGCGGCGCCTGACCTTTGCCGAGCGCGTGGCCATTGAGACCGCCGCCGACACAGACTATGATGTCCGTGCGGTCAAGCAAGCGTTCGTGGTGGCGGAATCCATTAAAACCGATGATCCTGAAACAATCATGGGGGTGGATTTATACATCGCCAAGGGGCTGATCGATCCCGCCAGAAAAGCGGACATTCTGTCAGCTTGATCGGAGTGATCCAATGAAATCTTATATTGCCTCCCTGGCCAGGACATTCAGACTCGATGACGCCAGCGTGCTGGCCGTCACTGCGGTTGCCACGGCTGTGGGCCAGATCTGCGCCGGCATCATTCCCATTATTGCCCTGGGTGTTGCTGTTTATCAGATCCGAATTCAGAAAATACGCTTGAAAACAGAGCGGCTGAAATTCCAAGAAGCGGAATGCGACCACCAGGACAAAGGCAAGGATAAAGGAAACGACCATGAACCAGGTTGACCTGATCCGGTTCTCAACCGGAGATCACGGCACCTTCGGGGTGATCTCCTGCCCGGGCTTAAAGCTGTTTTCCGCCGAGCCGCCCTGGAAGCAAAACCGGAAAAACGTCAGCTGTATCCCGGAAGGGGAATACACTGTCACCCGGTATGTGTCCAGGAAATTCGGCCGGGTGTATCTGGTCAAAGACACAGCACCCAGAACCTATATCCTCACCCACACCGGGAACCTGGCAGGTGATCTGGAAAAAGGATTTTTGACCCATACCCACGGATGTATCATGCCTGGCCTTTATCTGGGCACGTACAAGAATCAACAGGCGGTCATGGCCAGCCGGACAGCGTTCCGTAAATTTGAGAGCGCCCTGGGAAACGATGATTTCAAACTGATAATCACCAATTTATTTAAAGCAGGGAGGTAACATCATGATATCTGCATTGATATCCGGGGGGCTGATCGGGGTGATCGGGTCCATCTTCACCAACATCTTTGACTTTTTCAAAAAGCGCCAGGACAATAAACAGGAGATCGAGCTGCGGCGCCTGGACATCCAGATGATGGACAAGGAATACCAGTCCCGGGAGCGGATCGCGTCCATCAACATGGAAACCGAAATGGAGAAAAGCGCGGATGCGATCCTGACTGCGTCCTATGCTGCGGACCGGGCCACATACGCAAACAAAAGCAAGCTGGGTCCGGTATCCAATTTTCTGATGGTGCTGGTGGATCTGATCCGGGGCCTGGTGCGCCCGGTGATGACTGCGTATATGGTTTGGGAAGTCCATCATATGCGTGGTACAGTGGAACAGATCATCGCCACCACCGGCCTGGATGCCATGACAGCGCCCGTGGCCATGGATATTTACCAGATGATTGTGGACATGACTCTGTTTCTGGCGGCCGCTTCTTTTACCTGGTGGTTCGGGACCCGGCTGAAAAACCAGACCAGAAGCCACATATAAACCCCGGCTTAAAGCAGACAGAACCGGCTTAAAAAAGGTAAAACCGGCTTAAAAAAGGCCACAACCCTATATATAAGGACAAAACAAAATGGATGAAAACAAAGTCACCCTGACTATCAACGGCAAGAAAATCACATTCAACGTCACCCCGGAAAGCCATGAGCGCCTCATCGATGAGATGCAGCCCAACTCCAAGGTGACACCCATGCACAATTTTCTGGTGCGGTCCGTGGGCAAGGAATCCAAAGAGGACCTGACCCCGCTGTTGAAAAACCCGTCCACGGTGATCGAGATCGGCACGGCCGTGATTGAGGCCATTTCCCCTAAACTGAAAATCACCCTGGGGGAGTAGAAAGGGTTGCCGCGGGCATTGAAAAAAATGCCCTGTCCCAGATGGCAACCCTGGCCAGGAAATGGTTTCCGGGCCGTGATGTCACGACCCGGGCCATGGGAGAAGCAGTCTGGCTGGAAAAAGATTATTGGGACAAACAACGCATAGCAATCCAGCGGGGCATTGTGGACGCATTTTCAAAATAAGACAAAGGCAGCAGACCATGGCAACCCAGCTTGAAAAATTGATGTTTTCCATATCCCTGATGGACCGGGTATCCGGCCCGGCCGGGAAGATTCAGAGCAAACTTGGCCGCCTGGGGGAGGTGGCCAAGTCCAGCTTTGCCCATATGGCCGGAGGGGTCGCGGGCATGGCATCTGCCGGGTATGCGCTCAAAGCCATGGCAGGGCCGGCCCAGGACTTTAACCTGGCCATCGGAGATGTCCGGTCCCTGGATGTGGCCCAGAACAGTCTGGATATCCTGTCTGACAAGGCCATTGCCTTTTCCATCAAATACGGGGAATCAGCGGCCGGGTTTGTCAGATCGTCTTATGACATTCAGTCCGCCATTGCCGGGCTGGCGGATAACGAGCTGGCCAATTTCACCCATGCGGGCAACGTGCTGGCCAAGGCAACCAAGGCCAATGCCGATGTGATCACCGATTATATGGGCACCATGTACGGTATTTTTCAGACCACGGCCGACAAGATGGGGAAAACCCAGTGGGTGGAACAGCTGACCGGCCAGACCGCCACGGCGGTTCAGATGTTTAAGACCACCGGCGCTGAAATGGCCCGGGCGTTTTCATCCCTGGGCGCATCCGCAACAGCTTCCGGCGTGGGTCAGTCTGAGCAGATGGCAGTGCTGGGCCAGCTCCAGGCAACCATGTCCGGCAGCGAAGCCGGCACCAAATATACCGCGTTTCTGACCGGTGTGGGCAAGGCCCAGGACGCACTTGGCTTGAAATTCACGGATTCGTCCGGCAACATGCTGGGAATGGTGGATATTTTATCCAAATTACAGGGCAAATTCGGCGATACTCTGGATGTGGCGGAATCCGATGCATTGAAATCCGCGTTTGGATCAGACGAAGCGGTCAAGCTGATCAAACAGCTGCTGCCACAGACAGACAGCCTGGCAGAGAACATCGGCAAGATCAACAAAACCACCGGCATGGACAAAGCGGCGGACATGGCAGCCAGGCGTGTGGATGTGTTTGCCAGGTGGTCCGAAGGTATACAGGCCGTCAGAATCGGCCTGGGCCAGGCCCTGCTGCCGGTTTTGATTCCTGCGGTGGAAAAGTTGGCACAAGGGGCCGGGGCAATCTATGACTGGACCCAACGGTTCCCCGGGCTGACAAAAGTGGTTGGTTTAGGGATTACCGTGATCGCCGGCGGGGCCGGTGTGATCGGTGCATTTGCAGCCATGGGCGGACTGGCCCGGCTGGCCATGTTCGGCATGGGCCAGGGGACATTGTTTGCAAGAGCCGCAACGCTTGTTTGGAACCTGGCTGTCAAAGCCACCACTGTCATCATGGCTGTGTTCAGAGGCGGCCTGGTGGCGGCCCGCACTGCCATGCTGGCCATGAATGCCGCCATGTATGCCAACCCGGTGGGCCTGGTGGTGGCCGGGGTATTGCTGTTGACAGCCGGAGTGGCGGCTGCCATCTATTACTGGGATGATCTGAAAGCCGCGTTCATGGACAGCGCCTGGGGCCAGGCCATCATCGGCGTGGTGGACAAAGTCCTGGGCAGCCTGAAATCCTTATGGGAAATGATCACCAGGATCCTTGACAAGATTCCCTCCATGTCCGGGGCCTGGGGCTGGATCAAGGGCAAAATCCCGGGCATGGGGGAGGATATGGCTGTAGCCCCGGCATCGTCTCCGTCCCTGGATGCGCCCAGGCAGGGGGCAGCGGTCAACGGCGGCGTGGGCAAAATGATCTCCAATGCTGTGAACAACGATAACCGCCGGACTGAATCAAGGTCCGTGCACATCGGCCAGGTGGTGACATCGCGGCCCATCAACCCACAGGAGATCGGCAACCAGCTGTGGATGGCCGGTGGATAGAGGTGGAAAATGACAGAATATAAGGATCTGCTGATTACAGATGACGACCTGGACCTGGACGTGGCCGGCAATCCGCTGCTGGTGGATGACCGGGATGTGATTGCCCAGGACCTGGTGCACATGATCCGGGAAAAAGGCTTTTTACCGCCCCTGGTGGGCAACCGCAACCGGGATCTGATCGACCACACCAAGGTGGAAATCACCCTGGCCGTGGACAATGACACAAGGATCGTTCCGGGATCGGCATATATTGAAGAACCGGTGGCAGGTACATTCTATCTGGTGGCGGAAACCATAAAATTCGGCCCGGTGGGCTTTTATCTGGGGGGATGATGACTGATCCGATTTACAAACAGATGCTGGATGATGCCGGCATACCGACCACCGAGGCAGGTATCAAGGCAGAGTGGGATGCCATCAATGACGCGGAAGAGCTCCAGATCGCAAACAACTCTGCCTGGTCACCTTTCTGGCGTTTGATCACGGCCATTGTGACCACTCCCGCCCGGTGGCTGGTGGATCTGCTGATCAACCATGCCCTGCCCAATGCGTTTCTCAAGGATGCCGCCGGCACCTGGCTGGACCTGCTGGCCTGGGCCGTAGATGTGGAGAGAAAAGAGGCCGTGAAAGCAGCCGGCAATCTGCTGTTTTCACGGGTGGACACCACAGGTGAGGCAGTGGTGGAGGCGGGGATACTCGTGGCCACACCGGCGATCAACGGGGTGGTGTACCGCCTGGTCACCACCGAAGAAACCACCCTGGCGGACGGGGAAGTCTCCGCCCTGGTGCCGGTGGAAGCAGAGCAGACCGGTACCGCGTACAATTTAGGGCCCGGATATTACACCGTGCTGCCGGAGCCGGTACCTGGCATCGATGCGGTGACAAACGAGTCAGACTGGATATCGGTGGCCGGTGCCGATGAGGAGTCTGATGATTCCCTGCGGCTGCGGGCCAGAAATCAGTTTTCCGCGGTGGGGCAGTACCATCATGACGCGGCTTACCGGGCGGACATTTCTTTGTTTGCCGGAATCCGGACCGATTATATCTGGTTCGAGCATGGGGCCCCCAGGGGGCCGGGATCTGCCAACGCCTATATCATGATCGACAGCGGAAGCCCGACACAGGCGTTCATCGATACCATCAACGCATATATCATTGACAACGGACACCATGGCCACGGGGATGACATGCTGTGCATGGCCATGCCGGTGACGCCCGTGACCCTGGCGGTGACCGTATATCACAGCAGCCTGCTGACCGATGATGAAAAAACCGCGCTCCAGGCCGGGGTCACAGACCGGATCAGGTATGCATTCAGAGAAAACCAGGATTATGAAGACATGACCAGGACAATGCCTTTTTCCCGGTTCAGTTTTTCCCGGCTGGCAGATGAGCTGCACAGCCAGATGCCGGATCTGGTCAGTGTGGCATTTTCTCTGTCTGACATTGTCAATGCCATGGAAATCCCCACCCTGGACACCTTGACCGTGACCCTTGAGGAGGCATAATGTCAACGCCTGTATTGCCTGAATTCAAATTGCCGGTGTGGATGAACCAGGGGGAAGCGGTCAAGCTGGCCACAGCGGCCCATGCGTTTTTCACCATGCTGGGGGACTGGGCTGTCTGGCCTTTGAAACAGATGGACCCTTTAACCTGCGGGGCGCGGGTCCTGAATCTGATAGCGTGGCAGAGAGATATCACCCGGTTTGACACAGAACCGCTGGACCTGTTCCGGATCCGGGTCAAATATGCCTATGCCAACGCCAGGGATGCCGGCAGCGTGGCCGGGTTCAAGCGAATTTTCCAGCGGCTGGGTATCGGTTATATCGAGATCCATGAGCGCATGGATGGCTTAGACTGGGATACCATAAATATCACTATGTCTGATAGCCAGCTTGGAGAAAATACGAATCTGCTGGATGAGTTGATTCAGCATTATGGTCGGACATGCAGGCGGTACGGCTGGAATATCATCACCCCCATACCGATAGAAATTGACGTGGCGGAATTTTCTAATGAAACGATTACCTCACTGGCAATTTTGGAGGAATAACTCATGAGCAGTGCAATTACAACGGCCGGACAAACAAGGGTCAACCAGCTCCGGGGAGATGAACTGCCTCTGATCATAGATAGAATGGTTTTGGCGCTCATACCGGGTCTTGACCCTTCTCTTGAAGTTGACAGGTCGCAGCAGATGCCGGATCCAGAAGCCATTGTGCATATTGCGGAGATCAATTCAGACCATAAAGGATATGTGAATCCTGATCAGGTGGTTTATTCCATCATTCTTGGATCAGATATTGGTGATTTTTCTTTTAACTGGATTGGTTTGATTGAGGCGGAGACAGATACCGTCATTGCAATAACCACAACGCCGGAAACACCGAAGCGGAAAACCGACCTGGGCAGCAACACCACAGGCAACAACATCACCAGAAACTTTATGATTCAGTTCCGGGATGCTCAAATCTTGACGGCGATAACTGTCAATGCTGAAACATGGCAGTATGATGTGACAAGCGAATTTGCCGCAATTCAAAAAATAATGCGGCCTAAAAATTATTATTTTGCTCAGATTTAAGGAGGAATAAAATGGGTTCTGGGAAATTAGGTGCCGCCGATCTTGTGGCAGCGACAAGTACGCTTTTGTATACGGTCCCTGCTGAGGTAATCGCAACCGTAAATGTCAGGTTCACAAACCGTGGAGAATCGGAAACAAAAATACGATTGGCCATTGGCAGTGGCGCGTCTGTTTCCGATGCGGATTTTGTGACTTATGACCAATCGTTGCCGGCGCATGGAATTATTGAAGATACCGGCATTGTCTGCAGCCCGAATGAAAACGTTTGGGCTTATAGCGAATCAGCGGACGTGAGTGTCCGCGTTCATGGATTTGAGGAGAATTAAAAATGGGACAGTTCGCATCAGAGAATGGTCTGAATCAATTTTTGTCGACTGGATCTTTTAACCAAAACCAGATCGGAAACGGGCAGCGTTTTTTTGGAAATTGTGAGTCCCGCATATTTTTTGAGCCTGGTGAATTTTTGTTTAATGTTCCTCCTGGAATTAGCAGAGTAAGGGTAAGACTCATCGGTGGTGGTGGATCCGGCGCTTCGCGAGGATTTATAGGCACAGCTGTTGCAAGCGGCGGGGCCGGAGGTGGCTACGCAGAAAAGATTCTCCCTGTTACTGCCGGGCAATCGTTCCCTGTTATTGTTGCCTCTGGCGGGCTCGGGGTTACGGGGGACGCCAATGGTAACCCTGGCGGCACCACCAGTTTTGGGGCATTGGTTTCAGCCACTGGTGGGGAAGGCGGTATTCAATCCGCAGGCACCACAAATACTACGATCGCAGTTACAGAAAACGAGGGTGGGACTGGGATCGGCGGAGACATTAATTACATTGGCGGATCATCTGGTGCCATCAGTAACGGCAATACGTCAGGGAATAAAATATGTGGCGTAGCAGGCGGCGGTGGTTCTTCCGCCACCTGGATGGGCAATGGCGTATCTTCCGGTGACATTGTGTTTAACAACATCAACTCAAATGCATCCAGCTGTGCCTCTGGGGGGGCTGGTGTCGGCGGCAACGGTGGGAGTATCGACCCGACAAAATACACACCACGCAGCCAGACAAATTATGACACATCTGGTGGGGGAGCCGGTTCCAGCGGCATCGATCAATCAGAGGGGCTGGATGTCTGGGAAACTTCGCTGTTGGTTCTGCCAAATCAGTTTAATGCAAGATTCA